TGGTCAGCTCTTGGCGAGCGGTATCGCCAGCCGCGCCGATATCCTCGTACGCCTTGTGCGTTAGAGCGCCACCAGCGCCCAGACCCAATAAATCTCCTAAAAGGCTGCTCATAAGCTGCGTCCTGTTAATAATAGCATGTTGATTTCCTGAATTGACAGCTCGTTGCCGTTCACGTCGGATTCGAGCGTGACTGATAATGTGCTGCCGCTGCCGTTGGCATTGATGGACTTCCTTATGGCAAGCTGTCCAGAGCTGAACTCGCCAATATTGAACTCGCCAATACCGAACTCGCTAACCCCAGAAGCAGCGGGGGTAAACGAAGCAGAGCCGGATGACGAGTCGAAGTCGTAGCCCCATCGCAGCACGATAGGCTGGCCCGTACTACCAACCAGTGTCGGCCTGATCTTCTTGATGAACTTCAGTTGAGCCGTATCCCCAAGGGACAGCTCTGGGCTTCGATACTTGAGCCTGTAAGCGGAACCGTCGTCGGTGTAGCCGTCATACTTGCCTATGCCGCCGGCGTACCCGATCAGCATGTCGCCACTGATTCTGTCGCCAGCATAAAGCGCCTTGATAGGCGAGTCTGGCCAGTATGTTGCCCTCCACGCGCCGTTCTCCAGCGCCCCGCGGGTGTCGAAGCAATATATCTTGCACTGATTCCTGAACAAGATCAGGTAAAACTTCTGCTCAGGGTAATAAGCGGAGTCGAATTCCTCCGTCTCATTATCAATAACCGCGATAATATCGCTGGTCACGCTGCTGGACAGCTTGCCGATGCTGGCCGACTTCTCCTGAATCGTCCTGCCGAGGCTTCTCAGGCCGCTGTGAGACAGGAATACAAGGTCGGAGCCGGTAGACTGTACAGTGTGCCTAGAGACGCACCCAACGCCAGTTATGGTGTCCGAGAGGGTCATTGTGGTCGGGTCCTCCGCCCCGGCATACACCAGCACGGACTGAGTGCCAAGCACGATCAGGAAGTCGTTGTGGGCTGCCAGAGCGACGATCTGATCAAATCCCTGCGGCCACGCCTCGGACACGTCGATTGACCCAGATGAGCCGCCACTCCATACGTGGCCCTGAAGCAGGTCTGACCAGTATATCGTGCTCTTGTCTCCAGTGAAGTCCGCGGTCCAGAGGCGACCATACGCGCCAATAACCTCGTTGCCGTACATGGCGGAGGTTACGCCAGCAGCGCCAGCAACAGTCGACATAGGCTCGACAAGGGATGTGCTGTGAGAGTAAACCAGCGGCTCGTATCCGCGCTGAAAGAAGTAGAGCGAGTCGTTAAAGTTGACCATCCTCCAGTCATCGGAGGTTATGGTGTACGCTACAGGCGTGTAGTCTACCAGTACGGCTTGACCGCGCAGTATCTTGTTGTTCCCAACCGAGAACGTATCCGTGTTGCCATCGCTGTCACGGAAAACATGGATCCCGGTAACAGGCTCTCCATCGAGCGCCGTTATGGTTGTGCTAAGGTTGGCGATGCCCTTGCGAGTCGCAAGCCGCCCCCTGCGGTCGATAACTGCATTGTTGGCGACCTCTGCGAAGGACGGGTCTTGCGCCAGAATCGCGTCCTCTGTGTTCAGACCCTTGAACGCCGGGGCGACAAGGTTGATACTCTTGAGTTCTTGTGCCATTCTGCCGCCTTACGGTGTGTAGAAGATGGTGTCCTCTGGGTGCAGCGCAGCATCCAGCGCTATCGCATCGCCCAACAGGCCCTTGGCTATCTGGAAGTATTCTTGAGTAGACGTGCCGCCGGTCTCTCCGCGCTCACGAGCAGCAAGCGCTAGGGCAAGATGCAGGACAGGCATGTACGGTATCTCAAGCACGTCCGAGTCGGATGTCAGCCTAGCGTTCCGGACAACTGCGTCAAACCTGATGTTGTAAACCCCGTCCGGCTTCGGGTAGAGGTCGATAGTCTGGTCGCCGTTAGCGTCTGTCTCGCCGAAGGTGTAGTACCGAGGAGCGCCGGAGGTCTGACCGTCGATGTAATACTTCTCGTCGAACCAGTCAGCCGTGCGGTACTCCATCACCCAGTTGGATGTATCATTAATGACGTTGAGCTGCTTGCCCTGCCATCCCGTGCCGGTCAGCGCGTAGTTCTTGACGTTGCTCAGGGTGCTAATGGATATGGTGGACCGGAGCGCCGTCCAGTCCCACGAGTTCTCAACGGAGACCTTCGCGTCATTCACGAAATCGCCAATCAGGGCGCTGTAGTCGCTGGACGCCACGGTAGACACTGTGGGCTCTCTGAGCCTTCTCATTACGCCGTTCACCAGCTCTAGGTATGTCATTGTTGCCATTACATCATGTCCTTGAATAAGCTCTTAGAGATCATGCGCTCTAGGTCAGCCATTGGATCACCGACCTTGTATACTACACTCTGGAGGGGGGAGTAGTCAACCCCAATGCCGCCGGTAAACATGCCGCCATTGCGCCCAGCGCCGCCACCGCCGCCGCCGGAGGATCCACCCCCGCCGCTGCTGTCGATACCGCCGCCAACAAGGTCATCCGATCCGCCGCCAGAGCCCTCGTCGGGCGTTACAGCCGGTCCGCCGCTGCTGCCAGAACTGCCACTGGAGCCGCCACTAGAGGCGTCACCGGAGCTGTCGCCGGAACCTTCGCCACTCGCGAGATCATCGCCATCGTCAGATGAGTCGTCTATGATGCCGTCCGTAGAGCCTTCTGTAGGCCCGCCTGTCGCTCCTTCGTCGTCTGGCGTGTCATTGGTCGCCTCACCAGAGGAATCGCCTGTATCGCCTTCTGCGGGCTCCTCAGACACATCATCGTCGTCCGTGTCGGTTTCATCGCCGCCGGGAATAGGGCTGCCGCCGCCTGAATCGACAGGGGTGCCAGAAGTATCAGTAGAGCTGCCTCCTGAATTGCCTGCATCGTCGTCCGCAGAGCTGTCTCCGCCACCGCTATCGCCTCCAGTCTCGGTTTCTGTCTCGGCATCTTCTGACGGAGCGCTATCGTACTTAAACTCCTCTCCGAGAATCTCTATGATGTCGCCAATCAACCACCTGGCATCTTCCTGGGTATACCACCCATCAGTAATCTCGCCTATGGATATTTCGACAGTGTCGATGACCTCGCCAGCGGCATCCAGAACCTTCGCGAAGATGTTTCCATCCTGCTCGAAGATGTCACCGATCTCTTTTCCGGCAGACTTGATCTCCTCAAAGATGTTTGACGCCTTCTCCTTGATGGCACCGGGAATCCCCTTAATTTTCTCGGCAGTCTCGTTAATTTTCTCCTTGATGGCATCATCGAGGACGAACTCTCCGTTTTTGACAGCATCTAGGTCGATAACGCCGTCGCCCCAAGGCCCCGGCAGCTTGATCCAGACGCGTATTGGGCCGGGATCGCTATACACAATGCTGATAGACGGGTTGGGTAGCGCTTTCTTTAATTGTTCTTCCCACCATTGGTGGGACCCCATAGCGGGAGGCTTAGGCAGCTTGGCGTGCAGCTCATCCAGTATCTTGTCCATCACGTTGGCGACGCTCTCTTTGATTTCGTCAGTCCACGAACTCTCTGGAAGGGGCTGCGCCTCAACCCAGTCCCATTCCTCGGTTTCGGTGTTATACTGGTACTCGCCAGTTTCGCTCTGGGGAGGAGGAGCCTCATTCACACCCTCAACCCACTCGTAATCCTGCATCTCCGGGTCCCACTGCCACTCGCCTGTTTGTGAGAGTGGTGCGGGCGGATCGAAGAATGCTCCGCCTTGCTCAAGGTCAGAGTCGCCAGCCAGATCGTTGTAGTCAGCCCACTCCTGATCAGTAACCACGCCGTTGCCATCGATGTCGGCATCAGGATGATTCGCGTTCACATACTCAATGTGAGCAAGCGCCTCCTCGACAGTGTTGATGTTGTTGTCGCTGGCAATCAGGTCATCGACGACGCCGCCCCACTCGGCAGGGTATTCGGGCGTTGTTGGGTCTTGCGTGGTGTTTCCGTCATCGGGAGTGGTTACAATGTCATCGGAACCGCCAGCAACAAGGCCAAGGTTCTCAAAGACAGATGGGTCCAGCGTGGACGGGTCTACAGCACCGGAAGATATGTTCTTCAAGAGAAGCTCTGCCGCTATCGCCTTGCTAGGGTTCAGTGATTCCCAGTCCGTCCCAGTGAAGTCTATTCCTGTTTGCGCAAGAATCTCTTGGAGCTGGTTGTACACGTTGACCACGTCGGCCGGAACAATCTCATCTGCTCCAGCGGGATCGCCCGCGCTTGAGTGCCACCATGTATCGTCCACTCTGTCTTGGTATCCGGTGTCGCCGGGGTTCTGGTTGATTACGCTACCGCCAACGTACCCGGGGTCAACAGGGGTAGCTCCGCCGACAACGATTCCGCCGCCTGTAAAGCCTGTGGAGCCCCCAGAGGGCTGAGCGTATATCTGGTCGTACATGGCCTGCACTTGCTGACGCTGATCGCCAGACAGGGATTGTATGCCAGTCGCGAGCGCGCTTCTCAGCCTTTCTTGGTTAGCTGGATCGGCCGCCCATCCCTGAGTCCATCTATCAGAGTCTGCCCCGAAGCTGAGCTGGTACGCAGCCCACTCCTCCGGGGTGATCTTGCCGTCTGCTGTGGACGCAGGATTCCATGCCGTGTATCGGTCGATTGCAGCCTGACTGTACTCTTGGCCTGTGCCGGGGTTTATGCCGTAACCCTGCTGCCGCGTGAGCATGCCGCCCTGATTGGCATCTGCGTAGCTGCCCCCGCCATATGACCTAGTGACATCGTTCAGCCCGAGCTTGATGAAGTCTCCAGTAGCGCCGCCACCACCGCCGTCCAGCCTTACGAGCGTATCGCCATACAGTTCGTATGTACCGTTACCGCCTGTACTGCTTCCTGCTGCTCCGGGTGCTCTCTGCGCGCTCATCTACCATCTACCTCGTGTCCAGCCACCAGCTCGAACGCCGGTGTAATAAATATATGCGGTGAACTTGCTCACGCCCCTCGCTATCAGCATCTCACGGAACGCCTGATCACACTCCTTGCGAGTGCGCCATTTAGTTGCGTACATGTGATCGTGAAATACTGCCGGCTTCCTGCTACGCCCCGTCTTGCTGAAGATGGGCGAAAGCACCCGCGGAATACTCGCGAGGTCTGTAACGAACCCGTCAGGAACAGTGTAGTGGAAACTACCGTTGTAGGCTACGTTGCCGACCACCGCGAAGTGTCCCGG